ATGTTACTGTACTTGGAGCATCGTACCGACTACTCAGTTACCTTGACGCTGGCCGCATAAATCTATCCAGCGCAGAGGCTGACCTCAACGATAGCAAGAATCCTTACAACGCTGGTGCTTCGTCATCACGTTATATCTTCGCATTATTCCAGCAGAGACTTCAGGAAGAAGCACTGAAGTTAGCAGACAAGTTCCCAATCAGGCTTCACTACACAAAATAAGGAAGGGCTATGGCAATACGTAAATTCAGTTCAATCAGCGTTGAGACTACGCTGGCTTCTGGTATCAACAGCAGCCAGACTTCAGCGACTGTCGCTGCAGGAACTGGCTCTGCCTTACTAGGTGGAGTCACATTAGGTGCATCAGTAGGCGGTGTCTATCCAGACCAGTTCACTGTAGCTATTGATCCAGATACAAACAACGAAGAAATCGTATTCGTTCAGTATGTATCGAGCGATACTCTAACAATCGTTCGTGGCAGAGCAGGAAGCACTGCAGTAAGCCACGCTTCAGGAGCAACAGTTAGACACGTACTAACCAGCGATGACCTGACATACTTCAATGACAACCTACCTACCGCTGTAATCCAAGCAAAGGGTGACTTAATTGTTGCTGCTAACGCAACGACTATCGATAACCTGCCAGTAGGAACCAATGATTATGTCCTTACTGCCGACAGCACGCAGACTCTAGGAGTCAAGTGGGCTGCACCATCGGTAGTACCAGGAATCGTTGTCAATGCTCAGACCGGTACAACATACACATTAGCTCTTACCGATGCTGATAAGTTGGTTACTCTCAGTAACGCATCGCCAGTATCAGTAACAGTTCCGCCGAACTCATCCGTTGCTTTCCCTACTGGTACCGTCATTAGCCTTGCATCTATTGGTGCAGGCCAGACCACAGTAGTCGCTGGCTCTGGTGTGACTGTCAGTGCTACTCCAGGACTTAAGTTAAGAGCGCAGTATTCAAGTGCATCTGTTGTCAAACTAGGAACCGATAGCTGGTTGCTCGTAGGAGATCTCAGTGTATGATGAAAATACAGGGGATTATAGCCTCTAGTTTACGTAAGGTTCCCAGCACTCCGACAATCGGAACTGCTACCGATGTAGGTACAGGACGCGCCTATAACAATGGCGCTGCCACAGTTACCTTTACCCCTGGCGAATCTACTGGCTTTACTACGACGTATGTCGTCAAGGCTTATCAAGGTGGCGTATACACAGGTATCTCAGGAAGCGGCTCTGCATCACCTGTAACGGTGACAGGGCTTCAGTCTGCTGTTGCCTATACATTCACAGTCTACGCTCAGAACTCTGTGGGTACATCTGGTGAAAGCGCAGCAAGTAACTCGATTACTGCCACAACAGTTCCTCAATCAATCAGCATCACAAGCCTTGCAAGTTTTGTCACCAATCAAGTACAGATATTTACTTCAAGTGGTGCTACTGGTGGTAAAGCAATCACATCTGCTACTGCAACTCCGTCGCCAGCTTTGGCTGTTACCACAGCAATAGTCTCAGCTACATCATTTACTGCAACAGGTTCCTATGCGCTAGGTCAGGCTTATCAATTCACGATAACAAGAACCAATGCCAATGGAACTTCAACAGCCTCTGGCATCAGTTCAAGTATTACGCCAAACCCTTAACAATCTCAACACATTAGGTAGGTGAATAATGGCTCCTTACGGTGATGATATTACCGAAGGTATCCCGTATGGTTTATCCAATCCAGCAGGTGCTACAAGCTATTCAGCAACAGGCGAAGCCTACGATGTAGCGTTGGGTGGTCTGCCGTTCTTCTTGGCAGCAAGTGATGATACGCCTTATCGTCGTGTCACTGCTCAGTACCGCAAGCAACAGATTGACCAGACCAGAGAACCTGGTGAGCAGACGCTCACTGGTTGGTGGCTACGTAGCCAGTCTTCATTCCACTATGGACAAGGCATCAAGTACTTTGAGCCGTTGCAGGATGAATCACTACGTTTCCAGTACACCAAATCTAAGGGCTTAAATGTCTGGGAAAAGGGTCAAGCAACTCTTATCAATGACGTAGACCCTGGTCACAACACTACCGCTGCAATAAATGCTAATGGCAGACCAGACCAACATCTACGATCTATCAAGTGGACTAAGAGTGGTAATACCTACGATGGATGTTTAATGCTAGATGGGTATGACATCAACAAGGTCTATCCAACTATCACAGCATCAGTCACCAATAAGGCTCTTACATCTAACGTAGCAACCTTGACTACCGCTGCTGCTCACGGCCTTGCAGTAGGTATGACCGCTGAGATATCTGGCGTAGATGCCACATTCAATGGCTCATATACGATTACTGCTGTTACTAGCACAACCTTCTCGTATGCAAAGACTGCATCCAATGTCAGCTCTGCTCCAGTCAGTCCTGCTGGTACTGCCTACAGTAACGATACACATTTTCAAGACTACGCTGCGGTAGGTGCATACAAGGTATATGCCCTCTGCGATGATGGTGTATATGCCTACTGGATAGCACTGATTGATGATGCTGGTACTGACCGTACTGCTATGTACAAGAAGTTACTCAATGACGATGCCACAGTATCGCCAACCTTGATGTGGAAGACATCATCGATTCTTGTCTCAAATGCTGTCATTGAATTTACCAAAGAACGTATCGTTACCTGTATCAACAATAACGTCTATGAAATTGCACCAAGTGCTACAACTTTACCTACTGCGGTCTATACCCACCCAGTAGATAACTTTGTTTATACAAGTATCACCTCATCTGGTTCTGCTATCTATGTCACTGGATTCTCTGGTAGCCAGTCCAATATCCAGAAGTTCACACTGACAACTGCTGGTGCTATGCCTACTTTGACTAGTGCTATCACTGCTGCTGAGATGCCTAGCGGAGAACTTATCTACAAGATTTATTATTACCTTGGCTATATGCTCATTGGTACATCTAAGGGTGTACGTGTAGCAGCAGTAGGCGATGATGGTTCTGTAGCCTATGGCCCGTTGATATTTGAATCAGAACAACCAGTCTATGACTTTGCTGCCAGAGACAGATACGTCTGGTGTGCTACTAACGTAGATGGTGCGCCTGGAACTACACGCATTGACCTAGGCCAGCAACTAGGAACCCTTATCTTTCCGTATGCTTGGGATACGTACTACTATCCAGAAAGCGAAGGAAGCAGGATTACAGGCCGTCGCACCACAGCCTGTGCCTTCATCAATGGAACCGATCGCTTGGCCTTTACAACCAACTACAGCGGGTCTAATGGCTCTGTCTATATCGAGACTGCAGATGGTGGCAGACTGGTCTATGAAGGTTTTATCCAGACCGGTTATATCCGCTATAACACATTAGAGCCAAAGATATTCAAGCTCGTCTTTCCTCGCTTTATCTCAACCAATGGTGGCTTGACTATCAAGTCCATCACCTCTAGCGGTACTGAGTTTGATATCGGTACCTACGCTCAAGGCAATGATGTTGGTGAGACTGGTATCCCTTATCCAAATACCTCTCAAGAGTATCTTGGATTTAAGTTTACGATGACACGTTCTAGTACGAACAGCAACCTTGGTCCTATCTTCAACGGATACCAAGTCAAGGCTCTGCCTGCAATCCCACGTCAGAGACTTATCCAGTACCCAGTCTTCTGCTATGACCACGAGACAGATAAGTTCGGCGTTGAAGTTGGCTACGAAGGTAGCGCGTGGGATCGTATGCAACAACTAGAAGCTGTCGAAGATGTCGGAGATACAATCAGAGTTCAGGACTTCAGAACCGGAGAGTCCTACATCGGTCTCATTGAAGAGATGGATTTCATTAACCGGACACCCACCGATAAACGTTTCAGCGGATTTGGTGGAGTACTTCTCATAACCATTAGATCCGTATAGGAGCCGTAAATGACCCCTACCGAATGGGCTGGCATAGCCGTAGCCATAACCACCCTTGTAACAGCCTTTGCAGGCCTTATCAGATGGCTTGTAAAGCATTACCTAACAGAGTTAAAGCCCAATGGTGGGTCATCTCTTAAAGACAAAGTAGTTCATCTTGAGGAGAAGGTTGACCTTCTGACAGATTTAGTCAAGGAAGTATTGAGGAAATGAATGAAACCTGTAGCCAAGAAAGCAAGTCCTGCTGCTATTGCTGTGCTTCGTCAGGCGACAACATTGTCGCCGAAGCGCAAGAAAGCGTCCGACGGATTATTGCCCTCATCGGCACATCTCAAACAGAATCCCAACAGCGACCACAACACGGGTCTTGCTGCTGATTTAACCCACGACCCACATCACGGAATCAACTGCTCTGATATCTATGAGCGCTTGAAGAGTGATAAGCGGGTCTCATATCTAATCTTTAATGGCCGTATCTGGTCTGCCGATCGTGGCGATAGAGACTATACGGGACAAAATAAGCACGTCAGTCACCTGCATATTTCAATCAAGGAAGAACATAAGAAGGACACCAGTCCTTGGTTCCCCTGGTTGGAAAAGGCTAAGAGAACACCCAAGGATGTAGCCACAGTGGCTAAGTCCAAGGTCTCTAAGCCTAAGAAGAAGACAGCCAAGGTTACTTCTAAGAATAAAAAACTTAGAAAGAAGTCCTTGTTTGTGTCCTTATTCAGGAAAGGAAAGTAATGAAGAAGCTCGTAAAGAAGTTGAAGAGCAAAGAGTTCAAGGCTGTATTTAAGTCTTATCTCCGTGCTGTTCTCGCATCAGCAGCAACTATGGCTATCGCTATTGTTACTGACATCGCTCCAGAATATGCAATCCTCATTGGAGGTCTTACCGCGCCTATTGTTAAGTGGGCAGATAAGGCTGAGGCAGAGTTCGGAAGAAAGTACGACGCTGCTCATAAGTAATTTGTAGAGCAGGCTGCGAGCAAAGGCCCCACCGGAAACGGTGGGGTTCTTTTTTTATTCCTCTGGTTTGTCTATCGGGCAAGGAGCTTTGAGTAAGTTGCCACAGTTGGCACATTCAACATCAAGGCCATACCAGCAGATCTCATAGTTATCGAATTGAACATACGTGGTGAAGACTGTACAACCACAGACGCACTGATGGGTCGGTCCTATGGACCGCAGGTCAGATGCCTGTATCGGTGGTAGGCTATTTTTTCGCAGCCTTGGTAGACGGAACCGCACTGTATGGTTTATCGGGCCGCCGACAAGCGGCCCTCTGTTTGTTTTTATCTCCGCTTCGCTCCGATATTGTAATCAAAGTAGGTGTGTCGCTTGGTGCGACACGCCGTAGGGAAAGTAAGATTGTGAACTATGACAACTCTGATAGGTATTCAGCTAGATGACAGAGTGGTAATGGCTGCTGATAGTCAGATAACTGAAGATAACTTGAGGACTGTCAGTACATCCACTCCGAAGATAATTCACGTCGGTAAGTATCTGCTGGGAATCACTGGTGACTCACGTCCTGGTGACATCCTTGCCTATAACTGGTCTCCGCCGAATTACAAAGGGGCAGATCCGGTGCAGTGGATGGGCAAGAAAGTCTTGCCGTCCATACTCACGGCGTTTAAGGAGAATAACTATGACCCGTTTGAAGCGACAAAAGAAAAAGACGCAGGGTTCGATTACCTTGTTTCGTTTGATGGCAACCTCTTCCATATTGCGACGGACCTATCGTTCATCCAATCAGACGTGGGACTCTACGGTCTGGGGTCGGGTGGTGCTTTCGCTCTTGGTTATCTCTATGGTGTGGCTGACAATCTCACTATTGTAAACACAGAGCGACACGCCCGAAAAGCTATGGCAATCTCGGCGGTGCTTGACGTTAATACACACCCGCCAGTACAGTTTGTTGTACAGAGACGGGAGTTATCGTGAGGAAAGATTGGAAAGTGTGGACAGTGCATATCAATGCACACCACTTGAATAACTGGGCATTAGGTATTGATTATTACCACATCAATGATTATCAGCCACTAAAGATGCTGGCTAGAGTTTTGCAGATTAACTTGCTATTCTTCAACATAACCTTTACTAGATGGCAGGGCAACGGATGGATATAAAAGAACTACTTATTAAAGCTCTTCACGAGAAGGAGAATAAGCGTGGGCGATCCACGCAAGTTCAGATAGGTCCATCAGAACTTGGTGGCTGTCGACGTAAGGTTTGGTACAGGCTGAACAATCAACCTGAGACCAATGACAATGAGCTAAAGCTCGCAGCGATAATGGGAACGGCAATCCACGCTGCCATAGAGGCCAGCCTTGCTGATAACAAGGATGTGTTGCTTGAACAAACTGTTGAACACAACGGGATGAAAGCGCACGTAGACTGCTTCATTCCTGGGACAGGTGATGTTATCGACTGGAAGACAGTTAAGAATAAGAACCTTAACTACTTCCCGTCACAACAGCAACGTTGGCAAGTACAGGTCTATGGCTACCTGATTTCTAAGTCTGGCTTGGGGAAGGTCCAGAACGTGAACCTAGTAGCCATACCTCGTGATGGGGATGAACGTGATGTCGTTGTACATTCCGAACCCTATGACGAGACCATCGCGCTAGAGGCGCTCAACTGGTTAGAAGCAATTAAGACATCGGACTCAGCTCCCGCTCCTGAAAGGGACGAGAGTTATTGTAAGTTTTATTGCAAATACTATGACGCCTCTGGTGAGATGGGATGCGTTGGTCTAAAAAAAGAACGTACAAAAACTGAATTAGAGATAATCGAAAATCCTGAAGCAGGTAACAATGCTCTGCATTACCTACAACTTGATGAGGAAATCAAGAAGTTGGAATCAAAGAAATCAGAGATACGTGAGACTTTGCTGGGTATAACTGGAGTTACTCACACTGGCGTAGAGATCAAGTGGTCTACTATCCAGAGTAATACGGTAGATAAAGATGCAGTGGAAAAAGCACTGGGTTATGTACCGATGAAGCAAGGAAAGGAAAGCGCAAGGCTTTCCATTAAACAGACTGGAGGAAAGTAAATGGCTGCACCAGATTCGACAAAGTTCCAAATCAACTACAAGTTGCCAGATGGAACTCTTATCAATCTTTATGCAACAGATGTGCGTGAATTAGAGTCAGGTCTTACAGACTTGTCAATGGTATCTGCGCTCATTACATCAACTGCTGATACCTTTCGAGGCGCTGGATCTCCTGCGTCCGTTTCAGGTGCTGCACCAGCAGTCCAGCCATCAGCAAACACCTGCAAGCACGGCTCAATGACATACCGTGAAGGTGTGAACGCCCAAGGAAAGGCGTGGAAAGGTTATATGTGTAACGCTCCAAAGGGCGCTACAGATAAATGCCAAACTATCTGGGTCCGATGACCCAATGCGAGAGCCTCGTGAATTCGAGAATCCTCTCTGCGCTCAATCAGGTGGCGACTTTTGGTTCCCTGAAAAGGGAGACTCAAGGTCATACGAAATCATATACGCACGAAGTATATGTAACAACTGTATCCATCAAAGTGAGTGTGCAGAATGGGGTATCCATAACGAGCGTTACGGAATTTGGGGTGGCCTTACAGAGTGGGACAGAAAACAGCTAAGAAGAATAAATAAGATAGAAGTACGACGGGAGGAAAGTGCTTAGGTTAGACCGCGCTTGGAAGTCTGCCCATACATTGGCGCAGCCACTTCCGACTGTGTGGAAAGACCTAGATGCTAAAGGCATAAAGTTTCGGCGTGGTCAAGTGTGTATGGTTGCCGCTGCACCTAACGCTGGAAAGTCTATGTTCGCTCTTGTGTACGCTATCAAGGCCAAGGTGCCTACTCTGTTCTTTTCTGCAGA